AGTTTCTTTTAAATTCAAAACTACTATTGCTGGAAAGGCGGAAGTCATGAGTTTTAGTTCATCTACTAAATCAATTGTTTTCTTATCTGATCCAGGCAAATATATTAGTAAAGAGGGTTTGAAGAACGCGCTAACAGAAGAGAACCCTGGTAAGGTAGGACAACGTTTTCAAGTTGAACGTACACCTCGTGCTATTAATCAAGTTCCTGAAGAATACTATAATTATGAATTTCTAATCGGTCCAGCTTTGTATCACTATCTTAGGAAACACGAAAAATATACTATATCAGCAACATCTGGAAAGGTAATTGTTGATCACTGGTTTGGATTTCAAGCTACTGGAAGTGATCACTATCGTATATTTGAGCAAGATTTTTCTCAATTCGATAGTTCGCAACGATACGAGAATTCAAGAAGGTATGCTTTAATGGGATTTATTAAAGCAGTGATTAGTCATGCTAAACAGGGTACACCTTATGGTGACTGGGATAGCATTATAAGTATAATCACACTTATGTGGCAAAAGATGCAGCAAGCATGGTTTCAGGTAACTAATAAATCAATACCATCTGATTTAGATCCTTCTGGTTTTAAGGCTTATTTAATTCGCACAAATCAGAATTCTTCAGGTGAATATTTAACATTAGCTACAAACACTGTGAATAATGATGCATTGGATGTGTATACACAAAAGAAATTGAGGTCTACTACTAAAGGAGAGATTATTGCTTCCAAAATTGATCGTTTCAAAATGCATATTCAAGGAGATGATTATGAGAATATTTTGCGTGAAATCGAGCCCTTGACTGTGGATGAACTCGATTACTATTTAGATGTGTGCGCTGAAGCGGCGAAAGAAAATGGTTTTGATTTGAACAAGGCTAAAACTTTATGTCGTAAATATATGCGCGAGTACCTTCAAGTTGTAATATTATATGGTAGACATATCGGTCAAAAGTACAAATTAAACCCGATTGCGGGAGAAATGAACTTAGCTGATACTACTGTATTTGAACAGATTAGATCGTACTCACAATTAATGGTATTGATGTTCAATAGAGGTTGGGATTATGATTTATGTAAGCGACTACTAATTGCAAGTTGGTTGATTAAAAGAAATGTTGTTGATAAGTATACTGGTAAAAATTACATGATACCTTTTTATGGTATGTATGTGCCCATACAATATGGTGGTGTTGGACGTTCTC